CTAATAATCCTTTTGCATACTACACTGCTGCTGTTACTAATAGTTTTGTTCGTGTTATTAATTTAGAAAAACGTAATCAAAATATAAGAGATGATATATTAGAAATGAATAATCTCAATCCTTCGCATACTAGACAACATTCAGGCGAATGGGAAGCAGCACTTAAAAGAGAATCAGAGAAGAAATAAGGTTGATTTTCTGATCAATCTACGTTATACTGCTAGAGAAATGGAGAATATTCGTGTTTAACAAAGCCGCAGTGTTTACTGACATACATTTAGGTATGAAGGGTAACTCACGTGTCCACAATCAGGACTGTGAGGACTATATCGAGTGGTATATTGAACAAGCTAAGGCTAATAATTGTGAAACTGGCTTGTTTTGTGGCGACTGGCACCATAATAGAAACAGTCTTAACCTTACAACTATGGATACAACTATTAGGCTGCTAGAAAAACTAGGTGCTGCCTTTGAAAACTTTTATATGTTTGCTGGTAACCACGACTTGTACTACAAAGACAAGCGTGATATCAGTTCAACTGAGTTTGCAAGACACATACCGGGCATTACCGTAATAGATCAAATGATGGTCCAAGACGATGTTGCACTGGTTCCGTGGTTAGTTGGTGAAGAGTGGAAGAAGATCGAAAAGTTAAAAGCAAAATACTTGTTTGGTCACTTCGAACTCCCATCGTTTTATATGAACGCTATGGTACAGATGCCAGACCACGGAGAACTAAAAGCCGAACACTTCAAGAATCAAGAATATGTGTTCAGTGGACACTTCCACAAGCGTCAGAAACAAGGCAAGGTGCATTACATCGGTAATGCATTTCCTCATAACTACGCAGATGCGTGGGACGATGCACGTGGTATGATGATACTAGATCGTGAAAACAATGCAGAACCGGAATATATCGACTGGCCGCAGTGTCCTAAGTATCGTACAGTCAAGCTATCAAAGCTGATCGACGAGAAAGATACACTGATCAAACCGAATATGTATTTGCGAGTTACACTCGACATTGATATTAGCTACGAAGAAGCAAGCTATATTAAAGAAACATTTATGGAACAGTTTGAATGTAGAGAGATTACATTAATTCCACAGAAACATATAGAAGAAATTAACACAGACTTGGATATCGAACAGTTTGAAAGTGTAGATCAAATTGTTAGCAACGAGATTCAAGCAATCGACAGCGAACAGTTTAATAAGAAACTGTTATTAGACATTTACAACGAGTTAGTATGATAAAAATTAAAGATTTAACCGTAAAGAACTTTATGAGTGTGGGTAATGTGACCCAAGCAGTCGACTTTAACAAAGAACAACTGACTTTAGTACTCGGCGAAAACTTAGATCAAGGCGGCGACGATACTGGATCACGTAATGGTACCGGTAAAACAACTATAATTAATGCATTAAGCTATGCATTATATGGTACAGCTTTAACAAATATTAAACGCAACAACTTAATTAACAAAACTAACAGCAAAGGTATGTTAGTAACACTTAATTTTGAGAAGGCTGGTAACAAATACCGCATTGAACGTGGTCGATCTCCAAATATTCTTAAGTTTTACATAAACGATCACGAACAAAAAGAAGATATAGACGAATCTCAAGGAGATAGTCGTCAAACACAAAAAGAAATTGACAGTTTACTTGATATGAGCCACGATATGTTCAAACACGTTGTTGCATTGAACACATATACAGAACCTTTTCTTAGTATGCGAGCAAATGACCAACGTGCAATCATTGAACAGTTACTTGGTATTACTATTCTCACCGAAAAAGCAGATTTGCTAAAAGATAAAGTAAAACAAACAAAAGAATATATCACAGAAGAAACATTAAAAATTAATGCTATCGAATCTAGCAATAAAAAGATTGAACAAAGCATTGAAACACTAGCCGGAAGACAAAAAGCTTGGTTTGCAAAGCAAAAACAAGATATCGAAAGGCTAGATAACGCAATCGAAGAATTAGAAAAGCTAGATATTGATATTGAACTAGATGCACACGATAAATTAGTCAATTGGACTGAACTAAACAATCGTTTAACAAGTTTAAACAAGGAAAAAGCAACACTTGAGAGTGCATTAATGAGAGCAACTAAAAGTGTTGACAAAGCAGAGAAAGATGTAAAAGAACTTGACGATGCAACCTGTTATACTTGTGGTCAAGCACTACACGCGGATAAAAAAGCAGAAATAGAAACAAGAAAACAAAAAGAACTAACCGATGCATTAGCATATCAAACAGAAGTTGCCGATAAACTAGAAAGTACAATGACTTTGTTAGAGGATATAGGCGATATTAACGGACGTCCAAATACATTTTATGAAAGTGCAAAAGAAGCTTACGAACATAGAAACAATGTAGATAACTTTCGTCAAAGTTTGGTAAGTAAACAGCAGGAAGACGATCCATATCAAGCACAAATTGACGATTTAACAGATACAGCTCTTCAAACTATTGATTGGCAAAATGTAAATGACTTGACTAATGTAAAAGAACACCAAGAGTTTCTTTTGAAATTGTTAACAAACAAAGACAGTTTCATACGCAAAAAGATAATTGATCAAAACTTAGCATACTTAAACAACAGGCTCACATATTATTTAGACAGATTAGGCTTACCACATCAAGTTGAATTCCAAAACGATTTAGCAGTTGAGATTACACAACTAGGACAAGACTTAGATTTTGATAACTTGAGTAGAGGCGAACGCAACAGGCTAATACTAGGAATGAGTTTTGCATTTAGAGACGTTTGGGAATCATTGTACCAAGGTGTAAACTTGCTGTTCATTGATGAACTTATTGACAGTGGTATGGATACTGCTGGCGTTGAAGGTGCATTGGCTGTACTTAAAAAGATGGGTAGAGAGCGTCAAAAAAATGTGTTCCTTATTTCACACAAAGATGAATTAGTTGGTAGGGTGAACAATGTAATGAAAGTTATCAAAGAAAATGGTTTTACATCTTACGAAAACGACATAGAAATTATAGAATGACAGACGACACACACGATGAACTAGCAAAGGCATATTTTGAATATTTCAAGGCAAACGAAAAGTTTGAACAAAGTCCTAGTGAAGCAACAAAACGCACAGCTAGAAGAGAACTTAGAAATCTTATTAAACTAGCAAAGGCAAGGCAAGAAGAAGTTGCAAAAAAATACGAAGAAGTACTTAGAGGCTACAGAGAAAATCAGAAATGGCAGACTAATAGAAAACATCCGTATACATAAAGTATGAGTTGGTTATACAAAGGTAAAAAAGTAGACACTATTGAAGACGAATACGAAGGCTTTGTATATCTAATTACAAACAAAAAGACAAAACAAAAATACGTAGGCAAGAAACTAGCAAAATTTAAAACAACCAAGCCACCTTTAAAAGGCAAAAAGAACAAACGTCGAGGCTATAAAGAAAGCGATTGGCGTGAATACTGGGGAAGTTCAGATAGACTGAACGAAGATGTAAAAAATTTAGGCGAAAAAAACTTTACTCGTGAAATACTTTACTACTGCAAAAGCAGAGCTGAAATGAGTTACATTGAAGCACGAGAACAGTTTGATAGGCGAGTCTTAGAGACAGACGAATACTACAACGGAATCATCAATGTTAGAGTTGGTGGATCAAATAAACTACGCCAGGCACTACTAGAACAAAAATAGGCTATATAACGAGCTCTAAATAAAATCCAAGATCCAGCCGAGGTAATGCTCGTCGCCGGTGGTGTGGTATGCTCGCGTGAAGAAACATACGATAGGTTTTAAAGGATTGTGGCTCTGAGAAAAAGCAACCACAAGGTAAGTGTTTTCGCTTGTTAGGGAATAACTGCCTTCCGTTGATATGACGAAGCTAGAGTAGGAGGATACAGGTCAACCGCCTCCACTTAATGTTAAGTCAAAGTAACATTAACTTGTTTAGTGTTAAATTGAAATAACATTAAAATCTCTTTTAATAAGATGGCTGAAGCAACTCGAATAATGCTCAAAAGCTACCTTCGCCCGGCAACGGGCGAATTATGACTTCACAATCTGAATAATACTAAAAGCATATGCTTTGCATATGCCTTATTAATATTGTTATCAAGAACTAATGATTCGTGTTGAGTGATAACGAAAACACAGTTGAACTTGGTTCAACTCATATAAACTAAATACATTATACAGCTGGAACACTTGTGAATGAAATTAGTAGAATTATTATCTGAAGAAAAAATTATTATTAAAGAAGAAGCAGTAGATATTCCAAAGCTAACTACTTTGTCTATTGACAATTTAGATTATAAATGGAATGGATCAACTTGGGTCAGGGCTACAGATAATGCTCCTGCAAAACCTAGTGTTGTATCTCGACTTACAAAAAGCTGGAAATCAATAAATCCTCCGACTGCTATGTTTGATCCTGCAAAAGCAGCACCTGTTGCTGTAGGTGATAGGTATATTGTTAATTTAAAAGATCAAAACTTTAGTTTTGCAAAGCAGGTTGATGCAGACACGTTTACGAAACGATTACGCAACGGATCGTCAGTAACTAGAGCATTGCGTGGATTTGAAGGTGCTTATAGAGAAATAGGCAGAGGTTTATATAACAAGCTAAAAATTGGTTCGGTAATGACTCCGGAACAAATTAGCACTGCAATGAAAAATCGACCTACATTAACTAAAATATTTGCTGGTACAGTTATGTCTGGATTTTTTAAACTACTAGGTGTTTTAGGTATTGGCATTGGTTTATTTCAAAGTTTCATAATAAATTATGACATAGTTAGCGAAATGCCTGATAGTGAATTTCCTGGCGGACAAGCAGAAAAAGAAGAATTAAAATCTATCATTACAGGATTATTTGTTTCACAATGTATACTAATGCTGTCTATGGCTTTTAGAGTAATAAGGATAGCAACGCTTATAAATTTAATTCGTTCGCCTATAAGAGCAATGCAAATTGGCGCAGCAGCCACAGGCGCTGGTACTATTCCTAGTTTGATCACTATGATTATAACTGAAGCTGCATTTTGGGGTGCAACATATTTGCTTACTCGTCCTGCTTTTCAGATGAAATTAGCAGAATTTGTAGCAGGAACTGTAGCCGCAAAAGTGTTTGAAGGCGTGGGTAATGTAGCTGATTTAGCAGCATTAGGATTGGATACAATGACTAATGGTGCATTAGGCGGAAGCACATTAAGAGATGCATTAACATTTGAAGGTGGTGTAACAAAAATGCCAACAGGCACATCATATGCATCCAGTGAATGGGCAAAACTAGCTTTCCAGGATATGATCTTTCCGCCAGATATGGAGAAAGTAAAAGTTCCTTATTTGATGTTAGGAGATAGAACAGGTGCAATTTTTGATGCATTAGAAATTGATCCAAGCGAACGTCCAGCAGAAAGCATTGACCCGAAGCCAATGTCATCTGGTCAACTTGGACAATTAAGTGATTATGTATTTCCTTACACGCCAGAAATGGCCGACCAACTAAAAGACACGCACGAGCTTGTTGCTGTTAGTGATAGGATGGGAGCAAGACCTGGTGGAATAAATCAAGAATTATATCTAGCTCCAACACCGGAAGCTCTTAGAAGTGGTAAGCCAATTCCAATGCCTGACAATCGTGTACTTACAAGAACTGGTGCTAAGATAGAACGTCCTGAAAACTCAAATGATAATGATGAGTTAATTAAACGTGCAAGCGATGCAATTGATAGTGCAGAAAATCCTGTTAGAACACAAAATACTGGACGAAGTAATTCTCCAGTAGTTCCTGCAGCTAGACAAGGCAGCGGTAGATCAGTTGGACGACCTGTAAATATTAGACCAGGTGACGAAGAGAATGCATTAGATGCAATAGCAGCAGACAGAAATAGATTCAATTAAAGCAACGGCATTTTAGAATTTTTTGTATTTTCTATATTATCTTTTACAATTTTAGATATAATTTCTTGATCTTCCATATCGGTATCGTATAGCAATGTCTCCACAGAGACACCGCCTCTCATATACCAACTGAGTCTATAGATAGTGTCTTTTATTCTTTTAATATCGTTCTCAAAATCATTGGCTAATACTTCTACAGCACTATCATCTAAGTAGATTAGCCTTTTCCGAAAAAATCTGTTTGATCAATGGTTATGCGTATTTCATTTGTTTCTTCACAAGCAGAACATTGAACAGTTTCTTTTGGTAACAACCACGTTTCGTATTGCTTATCTATATGTGCTTTTATTGCTTTAAACATATCAACATCATAGCTCTCTATGAAATCATAAATTACTTTTTTATCCTTTTCAACCTCACCATCAACTTCAATACTGTGAATAGAAAGTAAAATTGATTTCATATTCATTTTAGCTATTGAAGACAATACTGTGTCTTGAAATTTATTTTTTTCATCTTCGTCTATGATTTTTGGTAACTGTACAGATAATGCTCTTTGAAAACCGACTGATTCTTTTTGTAAATCTGTATAGTCGGAATACGATAAAGGAACAAAATTAATTTTGAAATCGTTATACAACATAGTATCTTCAAATTCTAATTTGTTCATATAATCGATATACCTTGAAATATCAATTTCGTATGTGTTATCTTCATTGCATTTTTTACAACGCTGACTAATTTGCATTTTTGTACCATACGTTGCTAAACGTATTGATAGCAGTAATGCGTCAACATCTAAAGTTACTAGGTCAAATGGTTTAAGAATAGACGGAATACAACTTTGTATATTTTTTGCAGTTGCTTGCCCGTTTATCAAAGCATCTGGTGTTCTATAAAGTATTTCATCATTGGCAGTCATACTAAAAACTGCTAAA